TCAAGGTTTTCTTACTTTATTCATTGCTCGCTGACCGAAGTAAAAGCTGATAATCCCGGCGAAAATGGCGGCATCTTCATCTGTCCATAGTGTTGTATATATTAAAGAAACAGAAGTAGAAGTATCGGTTGGTAGCACATATAAGCTCACAATTTTTACTGTGGCGTATAAAATGAAGAATGAATAGGCAATTATAGGGCGTACAGTACCGTTAAGTGCATCCACCCAATCAATGCCTGTTGTATAGGTTTTATAAATAGCCTCACTTTCTGCAATATCAGCCTGCTGATTGCCTTGCACGGTGATTTCCTCAAGGCGCTGTGTGCTGCCTTGCCGCTGTAGCTCGATCTGCATTTCGAGGATTTTGATTTGGTGTTGCTTATCCTGTGAGTTATGGAAATACTTTGCTATATCAGGAAATGTTGAACCAATAAAGCCAAGTAAACTGCCAATTAATGTCATCATGATTATTTTCCTCCAAAAAATTCAGTAACTCTTAATTTGATGGCAACCCCGGTAATAAGGGCAAGTAGCAGGAAAGCTGTAGTTATCTTCACTGTAGTCAAAAGCGCTGTCCGTTTAGCAATCTGGAAGGCTGAGAGTAATGAGCGAAGTTCCCTAACATCATTTGCAGCGTCTGGCCCATCAAGACCAACATTAGCAAGGGCACGTTTTGCGCCGCGCTCAGCAGCCAGACAAAGCATTTCTTCAAATTCTTCGTGCGGCAGGCGGACATGGCTAGCCGGTTTCCTACATGATCTTGGCATATTGGTTCTCCTGAGGTTATTTTTGCGGTGTTTGTGCATTTATACGGCATACATATCCGCTATTATCAAGCTGGTGTTCCACTGTAGTAATATTCCAATCTCCATCAGCTCCGCTTCGGATATTCACAAGTGTAAGTTTGGCCTCTGCCATGAAGCGTGGGTTACCAGGAAGAGAAATGGTTAATGTGCCGGTGCCGCGCTGCAATTGGTTAAGCTTTGCTTTCGCAGTAGCTTCGAGTTGCTCTTTAGTGTCGTAGGTATGGCGAATTGTATAAACTGGTGCACCATCGCCAATTTTTACTTTCTCCTGCTGTGCGGTCTGTTTATTATGCCAAAAACCTTCAACAGAAGCATAATGCCCCCTTTCTGCAAAAGTTGCCTGCCAGTTGGTTATATCTTTTGAAGATAAAATTACAGGTGATATCAACGTGCCACTTACCGCTTTTGCCTGCCCTTTTGGTGCAAATAACAGGAAGCCATTTACAGGTTTTGTTACAGCATCATGATTTAAAGCCAGCCTTGTGAGCAGATGTAAGTCGCTTTCTTCTGTCTGGATAAGGTGTGGAATTTCAAAGGCGGCAAGTTCTGGCGTAATGCGCGGTTTAAGGCCATGCTCACCGGCTATGGTATTTACCAGAGCACCTATTGTAATTTTTCCCCAGGTTTTTGTGCGTGGTGCTTTTAACACTTGCCTCATATCGGCAGCGTGGGCGCGGATTGTCATGCTTTGTGGCGGGCTTTCCACTGTTACTTCATCCACAACATAAAGACCCATATTAACCAGGCCAGTTTCCTTATATCCCAAAGATATTTCTAATTTTGCGCCAGTACGTGGCAGGGCTATTTTCCCATCACGGTCATCCAGTTTTATTTCTGCCTTGTCACTGCTGAATCCCGCTTCATCTGTGATACTTAAAGAAAGAAGCCCTCTACGTATGGCGTTCGTGATATCACTGCCTTCCGCAATAATACGAAAATCAGGAGTTATCATTTCAATCCCATAGCCTTACTATCTTATCTGTTTTTGGTAATTGTATTTCTGGCAGAATGATTATAAGCCCAGCCGGTAGCTGGTCATCTTTATCAGCAAGGCCAGGGTTAGCTTCAAGAATTGCTTCAACTGCACCAGATTGCTTGCCATAATGTTTCCAGGCAATCCAGTCGAGCATATCATTTTCACGGGTGCGGTATTTTATCATGGCAAGTCCTCTCCATATTTTGCAATAGTGAGGCTAAAATTTATTTTACGTGGTATGCCATTTTCAAAGAAAATCTCGCGGGTTTCCTCTATTTGAAGAATTACCCATCGCCCCCAAACCTGACCTAGACCATCTACTAATAAAAGCGGTTCTCCGACATCAGCAGCAAGCTTCATATTTTCAATCTGGCCAAGACCACCTCGGAATTCAGGATAAATTACACCCTCGAATCCAATTTGTTCTTTGCCTGGGCCTATAAACTGCATCGCGGGGTTATTACCGATCCTATCCTGCGATTGCCACCTGTATTCAATACTGCGTTTTAACTGTTGATAGGCGCTGGTGGCAAGTGCAAAGCGGTACGGGCCAAGTGCCATCATCACGCTCATAATGTAGCTCCTGCGGTATCAAACAATGCACCACGTGATATTTCTTTTATTTTTCGCATTACCTCTTCGGCAATGCTTTTAATATCCTGTCCTGGTGCAGCATTTATTTCAATTTTAATAGATTGATTAATAGTCTTTGTTTCTGTAGCTCTTTGATCAGGAGTAACAGGGTTTGCAAAAGACTGCTGGGTATTTTGAATATTTGAAAGTGGTGGAATTCCATTCAAGCCAAAAGATGATTCCTCTGGCAGGATATTTTGATTTTTATCCTTATCTCCAGAAGCTTCCTGTGTTCCTGTAATATTAGTTTCCAGGCTCTTAGAGCCAGAAAGAAATGCAAATACTTTTCCTAGTGCAGTAAAGGGCGTGCTGATAATTTTCCAGAAATTGCCAATCCAGTTTGCAAAAGCTTCCCATACTGGCTTAACTGGCTCCCATATAGTAGCAAAGAAACTCTTAACTTTATCCCAGTTTGCAATTATAAGCCCAGCCGCAATAGCAAGACCGCCAATTACCAATCCAATAGGATTAGTCATTAACGCAACTGTCAAAGCTCTAAGCCCACCAATTACTATAGGTATCGCGCTTCCAGCCAAAGAAATAAGACCTATGGCAAAAGATTTTATCATGTCGCCGAAGGCAAATAATCTGATACGTCCTGCAGTGACAAGCGATACTGCATTAAAGGTAAGCAATCTGGTACTTGCAAATGCTACTGCGTTACCGAGTATTCCCCATAAAGTAATCAGCCTCTGACCAATTGCCAGAGCTTTAAGCCTGATTGAAGTAACAAGGGATATTGCGTTAAAACCCTGAAACTTCAATCCGGCAAGTGTGGCTTCAATTCCAATTGCAAGTAATGCCCTTCTTACCAGCAATACCCCGCCTGTGACAAATGTCCAGACATAGGCAAGGCCTATGGATGCTATTTTAAGTCCTATCAGGGAAAATATAACCCCGAATACTGTGCTACTTAAAAGTGGCACTGCCTGTACAGCGGAAGCTATGATGCCTGTAAAAGAACGAAAGCCATCTACAACCACTTTAAGTGGCGGTATAAGTGTTTCACCGATATTAACCCCGATTTCTACAAAAGAATTTTTAAGCAATTGAAGTTTATTTGCGGCAGTATCGGAGCGGTTAATAAATTCACGTTGCATGGAATTATGCTTTTTCTCCTGTCCTAACAATGCCAGTGTTTCCTTGTATTTGGAAACATTGCCAGCCAGAAGGGAAATATCATCCGCATATTCTAATCCGAACAAATCGGATAATATGCCAGCGCGTTCCTGTTTTTCGACTACCGATAATGTTTCAAGGAAGGATAACAACGCGCCTTGTGCATCATTTTTAATAGAATCTTTAAAATCATTTGCTTCATACCCAATGGCAGCCAGACCGCGTTGAAAGTTTGCTCCTTGTTTATCTGCAGTATTAAGCCTTAGAAGCAGTGCATTTATAGCAGTACCTGCCACTTGCGGCTGTTTACCCAATGCAACAAAACTATCGGCCAGTGCCGCTGTCTGTTCTGCGCTAAGGCCAAAATCCTTTGCCTGCGCGCCCGCCCTGGCAAGGACAGGAATTATGTCTTTTGCTTTTGCGGCGGTGTTATCGGAAAGATGGTTTATTGCATCTCCCAATTTGTTCATTTCATTTATTGGAATATTAAAAATATTGGATAACTTTGCCATTGTATCGCCTGCTTCATCGGGAAGCATATCAAACGCTGTGGCCATTTTTGCTGCCAGATCCACAAATTCCGGCAGGTTTGTTTCTGATATTCCAAGCTGGCCGCCAGCTGCGGCTATCTGAGCTAATCCAGCTGCAGAAATAGGTATGTTACGAGCCATGTCCTTAATTACATTACCAAAGTTCTTCAGGCCGTTTTTTTCATCTTTGAATGTTACTACCTTACGTACATCAGCCATCGCGCTTTCAAAATCTATTGCGGCTTTCAAAGGTGCTCCTATGGCAGCCCCCAACGCTATCATATCAAATAGCTGGCCACGCAAATGGGCGCGTTGGGCTTTTATAGCCTCACCCCTTTGTATGGTTTGGCCAAGTGCTATATATTTTGACTGCAATTTTGTAACGGAAGCACCAAGACGGGCTTGCTGTCCTTGCAGGTTTTGTGCACTCTGTCCGGCTTTGCCCATCTCAGTGCGCACTTTATTTAGTGCATCGCGTTTTTTAAAATAAGCATCCTTGGCACGTGCGGCAGTATTTACTGCTTTTTCAAATTCCCGTTGCATAGATTGTGTAGGATTTGCAGTTCTGGCCATTTCCAGTGCAAGGTTCCTGACCTGGCCTTCCGCAGATTTCCATCTGCTCATAGTGGTGCCAACATCAGTTTTAAGATTACGGAAAGATGTCAGGCGGCTGGAGTTACCCTCCAGATTCTTAATGGCACCACCAAGCCTTGTAATCTGGTTTTCACCTTTGCTGAGAGCAGCACCAAAACTTCCCTGGAGCGCGGCACCAATGGTTACGGATAATATATGGGATTTACTCATGTATTTTTATTGGTAAAGGTTCTGGCAGATTTCAGCCACAAGTACAGTTCTTCTAATTCCATATCAAGAAACTGCTGTATGCCTCCTCCAGTTACAGAGGAAAGGGATATTACTGCTATTCTGAGGTCGCTGGCTGAGGGGATAAAAAATCCTGTAATACCTCTTGCACTTTGCTATAGTCGGCAAGATCCAGTTCCTCTATAACTTCAACGGTAACTTCGGCAAGGTTGGCAATCATGGCGATTTCCTTTTCCGCATCAGTCTTTTTTACACGTTCCACGGCTAAGCGATCACGTACTTTAGGACGGCGGATATTAAGTACGTTGTAAGTTGTTTCAGAAACAGTAATAGGCATAGATAATGTAATGGCTTGCATGGCAATCCTCATAATTCAGGTTGATAAAAATGGAATGGATGTCCGCTAACTCTTGCGGAATATGTTCTTTAGATCTGAATAAGGTGTTACCCTGGAGTTATCATCCTCTTCTCGTAATAAACTATTCAGCTTTGTAAATATGCTTTTGAAAAACTTAAACATTAAATACCTATCGCCTGCCTGATGGAAACCATCTGATCTTCACCGCCGATAATACGGATCATATTTTCTGCGTCAATTTCAATTACGCTATCACCGCTCACTGTAAGCCGATAATACCGCACAGCCACCATACATTTTAAAGTAGCTTTATCTCCAGCCTTCCATGTGCCGGCATCCAGCTCACGGAAAGAACCACGCAGGTTAATTACAATAGGTTCAGCTTCGCCATCGGCCTGTATTGCTCCACGCAAAGTAAGGGAAACAGCGTTTCCATCTGTAAGGCCAAATAATCTAAATAACTGGGCATCATATTCGGCGAAGGTAATCTCTGCCTCAAGTTTTTCCATACCCATGTCAATTTCTACAGGTACGTCCATGCCGCCAGCACGATGCTCTTCTGTTTTTACAGTAAGCTTCGGCAATACTATCTCATCCACACGGCCTGCATAGCCACGACCATCAACAAAGGCATTAAAGTTCTTTAATATTTTAGGAATCATAACGCCTCCTACAGAATTTCTGAAATGTAATCATTAACCAAATGGCTACGGAAAGTAATATGCTCTGCCGGATATGGCGGTGTAAATTCAAAATCAAAGAACACTTTACCATCTGATATATTTGCCGGAGTATTTAATTCAGGATCAGCAAATGCCCTGCCACCCAATATAGCACCTTGCGCTTTAAGATTAGCAAGATAAGCAGTAACACCTTCCAAAACATCTTCGATATAGGTTTTGGTAATATTCCTATCTACCGCCCATAAATGAGCACGTAGTAAGCTGTCATTAATAATATCAGCAGTTCTTCGCACTGAGAGAAATGCCCATTTAGGATCATCCGAAGTGGTCCTGTTACCCCAGAGCCTATAACCATCTTGCCTGATAATAGTTGCCACTTCATTTTCATTTAGCAGGTTTGCACGGGCATTAGTATCACCAAGGGTAAAATCAATTGGCCTGCTGGTGCCAACAATACCATTAATAACCTTGTTAGATGGCGACCACCAGAAGCCAAGATCATTATCAGTTTTAGCTATAAGACCAGCCACGCGCGCGCTGGCAGGCTCTACCACTACAGTATCTGTAGCGGTATTAAATATTTTAACATGCGGATCTACTACGTAAACCCTTGGGCTGCCCCAATCACCGCGATAAGTTATAGCATCTGCATCATTAGTATCTGGCCCGTCAGCAATAATAACCGCGCGAAGCCTTTCAGCAATTCCAAGCAGCTCTGCAACTACCGGATTTGCATCACCATCTGGTCGTTGATGTGTGAAGCCAGTAGCAATGAGAATTCGCGGGGAAACATGCACAATGCTTTCTGCGCCAAGGAATGCCTGCACTCCCTGATACTGGCCCGTCTGGGTATCCACACCACCGATAATATTACCGATAGTAGCATCTTCATCTGCGCCTTTTTCTACGCGCACAACGACAACTACCGCCCCAGCCTGGTCAAAGATCCCATCTATTGCAGCAGGAAGAGTTCCGGTATTGCCAAGCAATGCCGCTTCTGTCCTGTTGCCTGCAATAAGCACAGGGGTATTAAGTGGAAAGGCTACAGCGTCAGCATCTGGCGCAGTACCTATCAGGCCGATAACAGAAGACCTGACAGAACGTATTGGCCGCGCACCTGTATCTATTTGCACGACTTCCACGCCGTGCAGAAATTGTTCTGGCATTGTAACGAGCTCCAATATATGGTTAGAAAATAGGGCAAGGGAAGAAAACATCTATCCCCTACTTGTTTACTACATGCGTTCCTTGCCCCTTGTTTATTACCAGCCAGTATTAACATCATAAGCCTCAACGTCAGCAACTGTAGTCAAAGCAGCAATTTCCTGGTGCTTTGTACTTTCAGTCATATAAGCATTTTGCTGGGAGGCAAACATGGCATCAAACAATTCCTGGAACTGTACTTTTGTCAGGATCACCTGGTTGTTAAAAGTATCCAGCCAGAAATCATCAGTCTTGGCACTTAAATCAAAAGATAGAAGCATAGCAGTAAGGTTTGCCCTGGCTACCTGGCCTGCGTTATAGGTATTGTCGCCATAGGCAACGTTAGCATATTGTTTTACGTGCCTGACAGCTTCCAGTTCAATAAGTTTGCGTTGTTTTGCATTCGGAAACGCACTGGCCTGTGCCGCTGCAATACGCGCGTTATAATCGGCAAGATCATCGCCGGTAAGCGGATAAACACCATGGCCTGGAAGTGGGTTGCCTTCTTCATCAAGTCGTGGATACGTTCCGGTATTCATTCCGCAAGGTGTAGTGTCAGGCACATTTGTACCATCATGTATTACAGGCATAGTAGTTCTCCAGTTTAGATGAGTAAGAAGAAAGATAATTAAAAAACCCGTAAAATCTAAAAAACATTTAACAAGGTTACCAGCAAAGATGGTTACGGTTGTTGGAATCGAATGCTATTTCAGGCCATAAATATCTATTGTACCGGCCAGCATATTGTCAGAATTATAGTAAAATCTTAGCCCTTGTAATGGTAAAGTATTGGTAAACCTGTAAGAGCCTGCTGCCGTTGAATTTCCAGACTGATTCCCATCATTTGTTTCGCTGCCAAAAGTTAAGAATACTGAACGTGGTAGCCCTGTTGAAGCAGGATTTGTTATTGTGGTAGTAAAATCTGTCCAATGATAATTACTGCTCCACATTGGAACCAGTAATATTGCGCTATTTTCGGAATAAACATTATGACCACCGTTATTAGGGGCGTCATGTCCTGAAGAATTATAATCTGCAGTTTGATACCCACCACCAGTCTTCACCCTACAAAGAAAGTGGCCAGCACCATTACTTTGTGTAACAGGCCGTATTCCAGAACCGATAATCATTAACTGTTTATAAGTACCATTAAATAATGAGGCATCCTCAATATCAAGTTGGGAAATAGATCCTGGTATAGTTTGGCGCAAAATATGTGCCATACCACTGGTAAGAGTGGCAATATCAGTTTCTTCAATAACTCCTGTGGTGCTGTTATACCTTAGAATTTTACCTGGTGTACCATCGGCCATTTTTTCCAGGGTAACATTTTTGTTTAGCAGTTTATTAGTGCTGATACTATTATCAGCTATATTTGCTACTACATCTGTTTCTTCAATAGCCCCAGTAATATTATTATATTTTAAGTATTTTCCAGGCGTACCATCGGCCATCTTTGCGAGAGTTATGGCTTTATTGGCAATTTTAACTGTAATTACTTCGCCATCAGCTAAGCTGCCACCACCTGATGGGGCGACAATTATCTCGTACCCATCTCCTGTGGCATTTACCGCAATAATCCTTCCTGATAAACCGGAAAGATTTGTAGGTAGTGAAGCCAAAGCATCTAGTATTTCTATTGCTGGAAGTGCGGCAACCTGTTCGAGCTGAGCCTGAGGCAAACCACCTCTGGCTTCACCATTTTCTCCAATGATATTTCTATTTTTCAGGAATGCTACAGTAGGTACAGACGAATCTTCTGGAGCCACCTGATTTGCAACTTTTACAAGCCCAGCGTTAATTGTACTGGCATTTCCTATAGAAGTTACATCACCAGAAAGCTGCGCTATCTCGGCAGAAATATCACTTAAAATATCTTCAATAGTAGGCATATCGTATCTCCGACGCTCATAAAAAAAGGGCTGCAAAAGCAGCCCCATAAAATAAATTGTTATTCCTCAGGAGGAGGTGGCAGATCTTCTGGCTCCTCTTGCTGTGCAAGATATGCAGCTAGTTCATCGCCCTCTAATGGGTAATAACCATGCTTAGGCAGTGGAGTGCCATAAGTATCATAACGTGGGTACCGCTCAGGTTTATAACCGCAAATAGTGTTATTTGGTACTTTCGTTCCGTCATGGATGATTTTCATATAAAGCTCCTTAATTTGGCAACGCACCTAAATTTTTCAGGTGGTTGCGGGTTATGATCCGGCTATTGCGTATATTGGCCAGTGCCTGTTGCATTAGTGGCTTTAAAAGAGAAAGATTGTTATTTATTGTTGCATCTATAGTTACCGATCCAGGAGGAAAAGCTGCGAAATGTAGTAGTAATTCCAAAGGTACTTTTTGATTGGCAGGTTTCCACTGTATGGCATTTACATCTGCGGCTACCGCAAGCAGGACATCAGTTCCATTATAGCTGGCTATTACACCTATCTCATGAATAAAGAACTGCTCCGGCCCTTCCGCAAGTGCGGATATTTTATGTATATTGTTTTCTATCTGCTGCGCTCCAAGAACTTGGGTTCTTACCAATTCATTTTGCAGTTCTGTAGCATTTTCATCGGGTGTCCATGAACCATCACCAAGCGCTATATGAGTTACCTGTACAGTTCCACCATGGGCTACCGCGTCTGCGACAGCCGCCATGCCTGCAAGTGTTGCCACGGTCTGCATTTTAAATCTCCAATGTAATATTTATTCCGCCTGGAATTATTGAACCACCAGCGCCAAAAACTGAATTGCTCGTGCTTGCGTAAGGCTTAATTTCTATGCTTTCTGTTGTTCTTACAGTTACATACTGGCTGTAAACAACTCCATTTTGACAATCAGTTTTACTGACATATGGCATTATTTCATTTACATGATCTAAGCGGGTGGCAATGTTTGGATTATAAACACCGCCAACCTCAGTACCTGGCCTGGTTGGATAAGGTATAATTTCTGTAATACCATTTATTCTGGCAGTAACATTACTATCAAATCCTAATCCGGCATCTAAAGGCACTCTGCTGCCAAAACGCAATTCAAAATGCGCACGCACTGGCTTAGTGGTATTAACCGCTTTGTTTATGTCATTAAAGGCGGCTGGTAAAAGTTTAGTTTTACCTTCTTCATCACGGTTGTTATCTGACCATGCGGTAATACTAAAAGTGTGAGGTATTCCGCCATTTTGGAACCATTCTTCAAAATCAACATCTATGCCAATTGCGGCTATTGCTTTCTTTACCGCACCTACAGTACCTTTTTTCCTATGCACCTCAACAGATGCCGCAATAACCTGGCGCTTTATATTATCCGGCCACTGGTTATCCCACGTATCAACCGATAAGCCCCAAGCCAGATAAGGCAATATTGCAGCCGGTATAGTTTGCGGGTTCCATAATTTACCAACCGGAATATCGATGGCTTCAAGACGTTTTCTTCCTCCTGATTCCTCTATATCCCTTTCTAGAGCAGAAGAATTAGGAGGTAAGATTGTATCAGTCATTTATAACCGTAATGTTTATGCTGGTATTCCATGCTGCACTTATCGAATCAGCAATAACCTGTATTGCTGGCTGTAATAATTCTACGCGCTTAACTCCTGGAATGTGCATTGCTGCATAAATTCCAGAGAGGGCAACATTACGTTCTATACGGTGCTGCTGGCTGACATAGGCTTGTGTGTTGGCAATTGCAGTATTTTTTACCACTTCGCTGTCTGGACCATCAAATACATGGATAATTGCTTCTATTTCATAAGGGATTATTTGAGCAGACTGCACGATAACCAAGTCGGTTAATGGTCTTACAAATTCATCACTAAGAGCGGCATTAACTACATTAAGTAACTCCTGGCTGGCTTCTCCCATACCCTCGGTAGAAAGTATTGTAACCACCACTTCACCAGGATTTGGTGAATCTACCGCCACATCTTTCACACGTGGATCAGCATTTAAACTGTGCGATATATAAGAACCCACAGGGCCAGCCGTTGTTGCGGCCTCCAGTGATAGCGCAATCCTTAATCGAAAACGTGAATCTTCCTCCATAATAAGTGGAATTGGTGGTCTTGCATCCGGCACCGCAACCTGTACCACCTGTCGGGGCAGTCCATAAAATGCTGCGAGGTTATCAAGGTCTGTCCCGCCGGCATATGGCAACATAACTGACCTTGCCGCATCATTTACCCTTTGCCGTAGACGCAGTTCCCTATATGCAAAGGCTTCCAGTAATTTGTTAAGTGGGTCGCTTTCTATGCCACTGGCAAACAGAGCCGCAACCTCAGGATTGCGGATCGCCAGGTCATCTTTTATTTCCTGTAGTATGGTTTCAAAAGCTAAAGTCTCCACAACATCAGGTGCTGGAAGCTTTTCCAGGTTTATGGCATCCAGTTTCATGTGGTTATTTCCAGGTCAGACAAAATTATCTCACTGCCAGTTATTAGGAATATTCCTTTAAGCTCCAAAACAATCCTGCCAGGGGTAATTTCTACAACTCCGGTTTGCTGCAGCTGGAAACGTGGTTCCCACTTCATCAGACTTTCCGCAACTGCAGCGAAGATTTCAGTTTTTAAATCTTCATTAGTAGGGTTATCAACCAGCTCAAATAGTCTGGAACCATAGTCCCTTCGCATAATGCGAGTACCGATTGGCGTGGTCAGTATATCTTTAATAGACTGCTTAAGATGGGCAAGACCTGCAAGCTCTTTTCCACTTAAGGCATTTATCCCCTTCATATCTCTTGGCTTCTGGTAAATTGGTTATCCGGCAAAAACATTACTACTGCCTTCCGCTACAGTAGAGCCGCAGGATACTGGATCACCAGTTCTCCCGATGGCTTGACCATTGGCAAACACCGTACCAGATCCTGTGGCAAGAGTTCCACCATGGCAACTAACCGAATCGCAATGCTGTTCCCACAAATCTCCCTGCCTATGAATCGGCAGCCCATTGCAAAACACATTGCCACTTCCTGTAACAGATGGCCGTGAGGGAAATGCGCCGTGTCCACTGCATTTATCGCCTTGTCTGGTAACTGCTGGCATATTTTTAATTAAAATCAATTCTTGCTGATGATAGTTTAATACCAGAATCTGTAACTAATATTGATGAGCCGCCATTTTTAAGTTCAATGCTCGCATCTACCATTGTTATCGTTGAAGCACCTATTATCACTTCCACTTTGCCAGCACTATTTACATCTACTGTAAGTAAATGACTGTCACGGTCATATCTGGTAGTGGTTCCATCTTTGTAAACTGTTTTGCTTACGTCTTCGCTGGTATCAATTGCTGGATGTGCGCTTTGATAAATGGAAGGCATTATAACTGCCTGGTGCAATTCACCTGATGGCGCAAGTACGATAACCTGCTCACCTACCTCCGGTGCCCACCATGAGGTATCATTACTTGCGCGGGTGACAAGCCACGGAAGCCAGTCAGTCGTAATATCTCCGATTTTTACCTTTAGTTTTGCGTGTTCGTAATTAGCTGCTACTACTGTTCCAATCTGGATAAGATTACTTACGCGCCTATCCAGTTCGGTAATTGCAAAGCTGCTTTCCATCATGGCAGTACATCACTTTCTAGTTTTACGTATTTGTCCTCATGTGCTGTTCCTACAAATGGCACATAGCCAAGGAATATCTGCTCCGGTACAATACCAACTCCATCCCATACATATTGGCCAATATGTATTTCATGCTGCCATTCTACCAACCACATTTCGTAGGCATCAATTTCAGGACGGAAATTATCCGGCTGTACTGACACCAAAGTTCCAGGCTTTACCTTTACTCCAAAATTATTCTTATGAACAATACGAGCCACTTCCGCCGCAAGCTCACGTACATTAAGATAGGCGGTGTCACTACTACCTAATACTACTCTTGCTTCAAACCGTGCCAGCAGCGCAAGTTCTTCTGTACCAGGGTCAGTTCCTGGTTCTAATGTAGCAAGATCAATAAACACTGCTGGTGTTTTTATAGCGGTACGTAGTTTCGGATAAAAACCAGATGTTTCAATGCCTGCTATTTTGCTGGTGATTTCAGTAAGAATAGCATTATGCAAATCTGTTATTATGCTCATTATGGCCGCATTAAAAAATTAAGTTCCTGTCTGAACACTATCTCAAAACGTTGCATTACCTTTCTATCAAGGTAATTTTCTATTATACTTGAAGCCATCGGTTCTAATGGAATAGTCATTTCCTGTATTGGCAGGCGAGACTTACGTTTACGTCTATAGATGCTAGTATGCCCTGTCGGCATGGTAGCTATGAAGCCACTTGTAAATTCATAACTTCCAACTTTAGCTCCGGTTTTACTTTGACGCATATTGCCAATTTTATCCGGTTTTATGCCATATAGTTTTGTGGTCACTACTGCCTGGAGCTTTGTACGGCTTGCCTTAAGCACTTTTATACGTTCCATCACCAGCTTTTTTGGCAAGCGAACTTCTCTGGCTATATCACTGCCGGCATGGGTACGTAGCCAAAATGCAGTTTTATTAAGTGCGCGTAGTGCCGCAAGCCTTGCCTTTTCCGGAGTAGTATTAAAATCAGCAATGATTTTTTCTACATTTCCCTCAACATCTATACTAAAAACTGTCATGCCGGTATTACCACACCTTTTACATCCCAGCTACCACGCTCAATATTACGCAGTGGCTCACCATATACCTGATATATAATTGTATTAATAGTTATGGTATCATTAGGCAAAGGCCGTTCTACATCCGATACGAGCAGTTCAAATCTTGCGGTTTCACCTACCATAACAGTATCGCCTGCCTCATATTCAATATCGGATGCAAATTTTAGTACCCTGATATTTACAGGAGGAATCCCGATACCGGTATAAACCGCATCTACACCAAGATGATTTAGGCAATCATCCATAGCCCTTGCTAATAATTCCCTACTCATAATTATGCCGTAAGTTTAACAAGCACAGCAGGACGGTGGCACATAGGCAGAGGATTAGATTGCGTATGTATATCTGTTCCACGTTCAAATTTACGTGATTCCTGTTTTACATAAATTGGCCTGCCTAGTGTATTAACGGTTTCATTGAAATCCGCTGGTGCAAAATATGTCCTGAAAGTTTCCTGTGTGCCAACAGGGAACGCATGGCCTTCATTGGCAGCGATGAATCTGCGGATATTTCCATCACCATCGCTGGCTTCTGCAATATATTCCTTAAAGATTAAGCCGCCAAATGGGAAACCATCACGCATATCATCACGCAAGGCACTTCCTTCATTCCAGCGCTGATAAGCGTCCTTTACCTTATCATGGGAAGTAAGTGCATCAAAGAACTCTGGGCTTACCAGGGTTTGCACGCCCTCCATAACTTCACCCATTAAATTTTTCTCAATGTGGCGTTTTACTTCAAGGCATTTTTTCTTTACATCGGTAGTAGCAACACCAAGGGCAAAGCTGACAACTTTAGGAGTGATGCCAAATTCCTGATACAGGTCAAGCAATACTGAGCCATCAGAATCAAGAATAATCCCTTTTAATGCGCCCATACGCAAATGCTCTAAAGTAATCGCGTGTTTGTTACGCATTGTTTGCAAGTGGTCGGCTATAATATCAGAAAGCGCCTGCACTTGCTCTTCAGAACCAAATGCTCGTATACCCTGTACTTCTTCCGGCAATACCACATCATCATGCGGTATATGAGGGACACTAAATCCCCTTAGTTTTCTTTTTCCGTTCTTTCCTACAGTACCAGGGCTTCCTGGTGTTTTTGTCGGTAGAAGGTTTAATACGCCATTATTTTCTTCTATAGAAATCTGACGAGTACGCACTGGCTGTGCTCTGAATAATCCCATCTGTCCGATGAGACCATAATTATTTGGCAGTATGTTAATAGCGGCAGTTAATTCAGCCATGCTAAAGGCTGGATCATCAAAAGGGTTATTAATAGGCATGGCAAAGCACTCCGTTGTTAATAAGCAGATTAAAAGTAGGCATGAAAAATTGTGGTTAAGCGTCTTTTCGGATTAAAATTCCAAGAGCCTTAAGTTGATTAATAGCAGTTGTCATTTGAGTTGCTGTAGTGCCAGCAGGCCATATAACCGCATCTTCCGCAACAATTGCATGTCTGGCAATCATCCAGCTTTTTTTGGTTCCTGTGGAAGCGTTGACATCCTCACAGATAATTCCAACGGCAATATCGTTTCCACCACCGCCGCCAGAATTAAGAGTAACAATATTGCCCCCTGTATTAAGGCGGGCAACCACCGTAGCAAAAGCAATATTCTGGCCAGTATTAACAACAATATCTTCGCGGGAAAATAAACTACCCGCTTCATATTTTATAAGATCGCCCAGATTTTCTTGTTCTGTAATTACAGGCATTATGAATTTCTCCGAAATTTAATGTTATAGAATTTGTGTGACTAGTAACTTGCTTACTAAATAGAAGCGTTTGCTCTGGCTTTTGCAGCAGCAACAACAGGACTTTCTTTTGGCTTTCCAGCAGGCAAGGGATCTACATTTGAGTGAATATCGCCTTTACCATACTGATTCTGTGAAACTAGAATCTGCATAAGCTCATCTTTTGCGGCCTGTACACCAACATTACGCTCCACAAAACTGGCAAGCTTCTCTGGCATATCAGCCATAGTGCAGGTTTTGCCAAGCTCCATTATCTCTGCGCGATATGCTTCACGGCCACGTGCTTCAGCTTCCTTTAAAATTGCGGCCATGTCTGGCTGGACTTGTCCTTTCGGATCTGCATCCATAGTCGCTTGGGTTGCCGGATTGTGTATTTCTGCTTCGGGCTTAGTCATGGTTTTACTCGCTTTTTTAGGTTGAAGTTCTTTTCTCATAAGATCAAGCACCAGTGGCATGGTTATGATGTCATCGGCAAGGCCGTTATTTACACCATCAGGGCCAAAGAAAACGCCAGCCTCTGTGTTTCTAATATTACCAGCGGCAATCTTCCGGTTACGGGCAACTAGCTTTACAAACATATCATACAAGCGGTTTACTTCTGTTTGCAGCACGCTAACTGCTTCGGATGTTATCGGCTCATGGGGATTAAAATCGTTCTTTCTTGCGCCTGCAAAAACAGTAGTAACCTTAACACCTAATTTTTGATCGAATATGGATTGGTCAACGCTTGAGGCAATAACGCCAATACTGCCCACACCGCCTGTGCGGGTAACAAATAATTTTTCTGCAGAGGAGGCTATTGCGTAAGCTGCCGAATATGCTTCCTCATTGGCAGAAGCCCATACAGGTTTTATTTTTCTGGCAGCATATATTTGGTCGCACAGGTCAAACAGACCAGCTACTTCGCCACCAGGACTGTCAATATCAAGCAATATGGCACTTACATCGCTATCATCGATTGCTTCCTGTATTGATTCTGAAAGCAATTCATAACTAGTAAAACCAAAGTAAGCGTCAAATATTCCCGACCTTTTGCTTAATGGGCCATGCACAGGAATAATAGCAACGCCGTTTACCACTGAAAATGGCTTATCCCTAACGTTACGGCCAAAATCCATCGCCTTTAAATCGGCAATAGCTTCTTTGCTGTTTGATACCAGATAGTCAAAGGCTTTTCGCTCCAGCATCATAGGCCGGCCTGTTATCAGGCCGTATAAAGGTTGTGATTTATCCATTAGTTTTACTCTGTGTTAGAATCTGTATCGGTAGTTACAGCCTGCTCCCTTGAATCGGAATCATAGCCAAGACCAAGATCATCTGCGCGTGCATTATCGGCAGCAATTTCACGGTCAATTTCTTCAGAATCGCCACCCATACGTGATACCACTTCTGACCGGCTCCTAAATCCGCTCCTGACTGCAAGTTGCTGGGCTTTCAGGTCTTTAAGTGGGTCGACCCATTCCCACCCTTGCGGCACCCATTTGACTGCACGGTATTTTTTATAATTTTCAGGTATGTCCAGGGCGCTAGATAGAATGGCAAGCTGTAGCCATTTGTTCCATACAGGCCGGCAAAGCTGGTGAATCATTATATGCCGCTGTAGCATTTCACATTTGCGCCGGAATTCTATAAGCCCAGCCCTTATAGAAGAAAAATTTACCTGTGTTAAATCACCGGTTAGCTGTTCATAGCTAATTCCCATACCCATAGCCACAAAGCGTAGCTGTTGGCGCATAAAACCTTCATAGCTACTGCCAACATCTGATGGCTCTGAAAATTTAATATCTTCACCTGGTTCCAACAGTTGTACAGTACCAGGTTCTAATTCTGCCAGTGATATACCATCCTCATCAGCCTCACCTTCGCCCATGATATTTGCTTCAGGATCAAGGCGGGTGATAAAAGCAGTAAATAAGGCGGATGTTTTCTTACGTACCAGCTCCGCATCATCATACTGATCAAGCTCATAAAGCTTAAGCAGTATACGGCTAAGCCAAGGCACACCACGTATCTGGCCAATGCGCAAGGGCTTATAAATATGTAGCACTTCTGATGCCGGAGTGCGTATTGATTCAAAACTTCCTGTCAGGTTTTGTTCACCAGGATGCTGGGTAAACAGGTAATAGGCGACACGCTGCCCTTGCTTATTAAACTCAATCCCGGATTTTATTACGCTCCCGTTTGCTAAAACTTCGTTCCTTGAAGCGTCTAAATGCTCCGCTTCCAGTGCTTGTAGTTGTAGTGGAACGCTTAAATTCCCACCCGGTTTGCTGATTCTGAATCTTACAAAACATTCGCCGCCTTCTAAAACTGAAGTACATATTAAAGCCTGCAATCCATAAAAATCGTTAACGCCATAAAAATCTGCTTCGTCTTTCCATTCGCACCACAAATCCTGCACTTCTTGCTTGAAGTAAGAATCATGAGCTTTTGATTGTGGTTTTATTCCTGTGCCAACACAGTTGGATACAATTGAATCTACCGCGCTATAAGCCACGGGGCTGTTCAGCACAATTTTACGTGACCGCCTGCGTAAGATATCAAGTGAGCCAAGCAACAGGCTATTTATAGAATCGCTACTGGCCTGCCAGTTTTTAAGGCGCTTGCCCTGACTTGCTGCATCCCAGGTGTTAAAGGAAAAAAAACGGGTCTTTCTTTTTCCTTTAAAAGGTTTATTAAATATTTTTAGAAAAGACATTTATGTGTCCTGTTTTAGGCACCAAAGGAAAACAGATAATGCAAAAAGGAAGTACCAGGTTTTTAAAATTTATTGGAAATCATCCAGCCATATTTTTAACGCTGCTTGCAGCAATGTTATTTTATTTTGGTATGGTATACAAAAGTGAATATTGGTTTACTTTATGTCCTAACACAATCCTGCTGCCTAATTTTACAAATGTAGAAATAATGGTAGCTGGTTTTTCTACAGTGATACCTTTATTAATCGTTTATCCTATTTGTCTATTAATATTTGGATTCTCGTACAAAATAACTGGTAAATTTATCAAATCGGAAGACTCCTATTTTGAGGAAGGAATAATCATTATTATAATAGCTGTAATCGTTTGTTTAGTTGCTAATGCGTGGTGGGTTCCAGGCAGAGCAAAAGAAAGTGCTACATACAAGATTAAAGAATTAAAGGAAAGAAACATGCCCCTTAATTGTCCATCAATTTAATTTACACCCTTACTTGAAATAATCTGTATCCGGCCCTTATGCCTTTGGCCTGGGATTTTAATCCCAGACTTTATCTGGTTACGGAGGGTAACAAGATCTTTAAGCTGCACCTCGGCATATCTGACCACATGTCCATCATGTGCTACCTGCACTACACGTTCACCACTTTGAAGTTTGGCGATTGCGCTCTCTACTGCCTGTAAATCTGTTTCTGTGTATGCCATATGTCACCTCGACATGAAATTGCTGCGCGAAGATCGTTTACGTGTTTTTATGGCCAGTGATTTATTTTTGTGTTCTGCCGGTTGCTTAGTTGCATCAGCGCTTTGACTGCCTGCAAAAGAGCTTATAATTTTTTGCCATTTACTATCTGACCATTGCTCCACACCCAGCGCAATAGCTGCCGCCCTTGCATATATCCTGCAATCCAGAGCTTCGTTGCGTTCCCTGATTTTTTGCCACTCGCGTTTTGGGTAGCCTTTAACCATGCGGGTTACAAGCTGTTCGGCTGTTACCTGTTTAAAATATTCAGGTGCGTACTTAGGAAAGTGGCAGTAACCGCTTGGGAACACCCCATCTTCATCGCAAGTTAATTTAAGCCAGTGGTAAAATTCAGATTTTAATATTGAAACTCCAACCGGCCAAACCTTTGCACCCCTACGCAGGCGTTTTCCTTTAGTGTTTACATCAACCCTGTTAGGACTACCCAGCGGCACAATTGCGCGTTCAACACCCTTTATTGCTATTACCCTTGCAGGTGGAGCTTTACGCACCCACTGGTAAACTTCCTGCGTAGCATAACCAGAATCAACTGCCATCATTAGGATTGGCAATGAAATACCGGACTCATGCTCAAAGCTTGTTTGTAGTAATTCAGATAATTGTTCCCATACCTCAAAGCGAGCAGGGTCGCCATAATATACTTTGTATTCTACTGACCAGCTCTGCCGGTCTTTACCCCAGGCAACAACTTCCACTTCTATACGGTCTTTCTGGATATCTGCTCCAGCAGTCAGGAATAATCCAGACTCAGGCACTAAACCGATTCTATAATCTTCAGCTCTTTCAAACAGCCTTTCCCAATCGGGCGCTTCACCCTTATCCACCCAGGTTTCGCCAAGTACAGTATTGACCCATACTTTTAATAATTCTTCATTGTCTTTTGCGACAAGAAATCTTGCTACCGCATCATTCCAGCTAAACCAGCCCACAGGACTGTACAAGCTGGAAAGATGGAAGCCTGCCACTTTTTTTACAGCAGGATTTAATGCACGCCACTGGCCATGCTCCAGCATCCATGCTTTCTGATGGTTCTTTATAGCTGCACCGCAATGCTCACATATATAGCGCGCAGTTGCAGGATCATTATTTTCAAATCTTATCTGGGACCATTTAAGCACTTGGTGTTCATTACACTCTGGGCATGGCACCCAAAAATATCTTTTGTCTGAATTTTCAATGTCACGGTCAATACGGCTTAAGCCTGAAATTGTAGGCGTAGAAACCTTTAAAATTTTGCGCCTTGAAAATGTACTGGTACGGCGTATTGCCAGCGATATCGGATCACCTTCACCATTTACATCCAAAGGATATGCATCTATCTCATCCAGAAATAAATAACGTACCGGCATGGAACGCAATCCAACAGCACTATTGGCACCCGTTATAACAACAATACCGCCAGCAAATTCCTTGCTTTGCACAGTATTCCCAGAATCACGTGAGCGCGGGTCTTTTACCTTATCACGTAATGCAGCTGTATCTTCAATTAGCGGTGCAAGCCTGCCTTTACTCCAGCGCTTGGCCATTTCCACTGTGGGCTGTACTACCAGCATTGGCCCTGGTGCCTGGTCAATTACATAACCAATCCAGTTATTACCGCACTCGGTGCCACCTACCTGAGCACCTTTCATAAATATCACCTCTTCCACACTTGATGAGGGAGAAAGGCAATCCATTATTTCTTTTAAGTATGGTGTGCGCGAAGTGCGAAACCTTCCAGGCTCCGCCGATGCAGTCTGCGATAGCATCCTGTATTCATCTGCCCATTCGGAAACCAGTAAAAATGGATCTGGCCGGAGTCCTGCATTAAAACTTTCATTATAAATGAAGGTAGCATTATCCATTGCTTAATTCCTCAAGCACCAGCCGTATCTCACGAGTCAGAAGTTCATGTATTTTATGTTCATCATCCATCGAAGCTATTATCGAAGCCACACGGTCTGGGATATTTAGCATTCCGTCCCTTACCACTCTGGCTTTGTTAAATGCCGCTTGCTTTGTTTCATCGGCATTTACCAGCTCGCCACTTTCCGCCTTGGCTTTGGCTTCAAGCAGCTTGCCTTTTTCAACTTCATTCTTGATTCTTGTTTTAAGTAATAATGTAGAAAGGTCGGTATTATCTCCGCTACTGTTAAAGCCTGACCGTCTTTGTTCATGAGCAGGATTACGCAATGCTAGCAAAGCATTATCAGCCTGCTGTGGATTAACCTTTCCATTAATTAATTGTATGGTGCCATTTTTTACAAGCTGACCTGCGTACTGCTTGGAGAAGCCATGCTTCTTTGCCCATTGTGCTTGTGATATAAGTTCCATGCATAAATTTTTTTAAGATCCATATTTTACGATAGCCGTTCCAATTAATTCAGGTATTTGCGGCACAACAGCATTGCCGAGGGCAACTAGTCTTTGTTTTCGTGTGCCTCCAGAAGTCCATCCTTCAGGAAAGCCCATTAGCCATTCCACCCAATCAGGATTTAATCTTTCGTCTTTGAGTCTTGGGATATTGGGTTCGATTCCCCATTGAGCAATTCCAGTTGTGCTACGGAGCAGGCTAACCGCTTCTTGTGATAATATTTGGCGAGTTTCTTCAAATCGCCCGTGTCCTTGTAATCCCGCGCTGTTGGTGTCGGCCATTTCTGCATTCGTGCAGGGTTTATGGTTCCCTCTATCATCGCTTCGGCTTCCTTGACTGTTAGTTCCCCTGCATCTACTTTTTTGCGTAAGTGTTCTATCTGCCCCTGGGATGCCCACCTGCCTTGCGCTGTTGGTGTCGGCCAAAATTGTTTCGCAGTTTTGTAATCCTTCTGTTTTTGTTTCTTTTCCAGATCCTGTTTCGTATAAGGGAAATCCTTCTCCTGCAGCACAGTTTCCGCTAGTGATGGAGTACGCAGTACATTCCTGCCATCCTTCCTCACCATCGCTTCTGGTGGACGTGCCCTGGTAACAATTGCATCGTGTGCTGTCGGTGTCGGAAAATTCTTTGCAACACTTGGCAGATCGCGGCCTATACCCTTTCGCGCTCTGCCGCTGGCACCTTTCCAATCCCTTGACAGTGGGGTAGGCAATGATCCAGATTCTATCCCTTCGGTGAGGAGCACCAACGGAGGAAGCAGGAATACAATGCCACTGCACATCATACCCGATCTCCCAGAGATCTTGAAGGACGGTAGCAAGCCCTCGACTGCGAAGGTTTGCAACATTTTCGATGATTGCATAATCTGGCCGGAGTTCATTGATAAGCCTTTTATATTCTTTCCATAGTCCTGATCTTTCACCTTCAATACCACGCTGCTTACCAGCACAGGAAATATCCTGGCATGGGAAGCCACCGGCTATTACATTTATGCCGGTAACGCCGCTTCTACTTAGCAACTCTTTATTTAGTATTTTTACATCAGTAAATATGCGGGTTTTTGGCCAGTGCTTTTCAATTATACTTTGGCAGAACGGTTCTATTTCGCAGAACGCTACAGTCTCCATTCCAGCGCGTTCCAACCCTAAAGAAAATCCACCAATGCCGGAGAAAATATCCAGCACTTTTAAAGGCTTCTTTTGCATTGTAATCTATTGATATTTAATGGTTATTTCTTCTGCAATTGACTTGATTAATATCTATTTCCAGGCAATCATGTACATATGAACAACCAAGGGAGTACAATTATGCAAATTACCAAAGAAATTGAGCAGCTTTTTGAAACAATTGCTAAAGAAGAATTATTATTTGATACGCTTGAAGAACGTCATAGCGACAGTCTTGATTTTAAAGATACTTCGGTACTGGCTGTTAAAAGTGCACTTACCCGTGCATACCTGGCCGGAGCCGCAGCTAAAAAGCAGGATGCTACGGTAAAAGTTGTTTTCACGCGCAAGCCAAGTAGCTTGGCAGAAGTAACAGAGTGTATTGAAACGGTAGCGGTTTGCAAAACCAAAACCTTTACTGCAAAACAATATGATGCCTTTGCAAGCAAGCCTTTGAATGAGTATCCATGGTTAAAAAACTTAGCAGGTAATGAATTAGGACTACGGAGTGTAATAAAAGTTATCGCACCAGAACGCACAACTATTTTTATTGATCCATCGGGCATGGGTTACGCAAGATATGTCGGGGTACAGGTTGAAGCTTAAACTTCAACAAACCCTTCGCCATTGCTCTCTAGCACCGCTTCTTTCCCAGAATATTCCTGCCACCTCTTTACAATTACATCACAATATTTAGGATCAAGTTCTACTAATCTTGCAGACCGCCCTGTTTTTTCACAGGCAATAAGCGTAGAGCCGGAACCACCAAATGGATCTAAAATAATATCACGGGTTTTGCTGCTATTTTCAATTGCCCTCTGTACCAGTTCCACTGGTTTCATTGTAGGATGCAGGTCATTTGTATTAGGACGTTTTATAGCCCAAAGGTCACTTTGATTTCTATCCCCGCACCAGTAATGTTTCTGTCCTTCAGGCCAGCCATATAATATTGGTTCATACTGGCGCTGGTAATCAGCTTTACCCATAGTAAAATGGTTCTTTGACCAAATGATAAAAGTAGACCAGTGGCCACCAGCTTCTAAAAATGCCTTTTGCAGATTATGTAATTCGGAAGAAGACATGCAGATGTATATAGCACCCTTACATACCTTGATAAATCCCTGGCAGGCTTTTAATAGAAAACCATAAAAATCGTCGCCAAGATTATCATTCATAATTTTACGGCCCGGTCTGCTACCGGCATAATTCTTATTACCACTTCCCGCGCGCAAGGAATCTTTCATGGTCTGGCCGTAGTTCACATTGTAGGGAGGGTCGGTAAAAACCATATCCACAAGGCAGCCGCCAAGTAGCTTTTCTAATGTTTCAGGTAATGTGGAATCACCACATATAAGGCGGTGATCGCCCATTACCCAAACATCACCAGATTTTGTAATTGCCTCAAGCTCCTCATTTACAGCAGGAGCCACGTCATCATCAGTCAGGCCATCCTGTGCAACTGCTTCAAGCAGTTGTTCTATTTCTTCTAAATCAAAGCCGGTTAAATCAAGGTCAAAGTCAAGTGCCTGTAAATCCTGCAACTCAAGCTTCAGCAGGTCATCATCCCACTCTGCCCAATTAGCTGACTGGTTTGCAAGTAACCTGAATGCTTTTATCTGTGCATCAGTCAAGTCATCGGCAAGCGCAACAGGTACTAAGTCAAGTCCTAGTTGACGCGCTGCCTTTAATCTTAAGTGACCATCTATTACTGTCCCATCGCTTTTTGCAACTATCGGAATCCTGAATCCGAACTCACGGATTGCTCCGCACATCCGGTCAACCACATCATCGTTTTTCCTAGGATTTCTGGCATAAGGCACAAGTTTATCAATTGGCCAGTGTTCAATGGTCAGTTTATTCGTCATATAATTTTCTGATAAGAATTATGCTGGGCGCATTGGTTTATGGAAGCTCATGTTCCAAACGAAATGGTCAAGTAAAGTCAAGTAAGTGAAAATTTCTGTCACTAGGCAAATACTGCGGTTTCCCCACCCGCATTTGCTATAGGCCAGGGAGTACCTTTTTTATTTTTAAATAGTTATTTATGATTTTATACAACAATTTATTTAAAACCTTTGTAGATAATATTCTTGTCATCATATTTATAAACCTAACGTTTCTTCCGGTTTTTGTTAAGTACAATTTTTGAGTGTGAACATCTTTAACATTTTGAACACTTTGAACACTTTGAACACTTTGAACATTTTTATACCAGGCTCAATCTCCTGACAATTTTTGTCAGGGCGTTTCTATGTATTGCCCATGCATGGGTGCGGCTGCAACCAATTTCAAACGTAATTTTCTTCCAGCGCATGCCTTGTGCTCTCATAGTTATGATCTTGCGTTCGTCAACTCTGTCAAGCCATGATATCCAGTTAAATGTTTCATGCATACGGTCAATTGCATCGGCGGAAGGTGGGCCGAGGCGCAAGGGGAGTTTTTCCTGCATCTCAAATTCCCACACCGTGTAAATGGCGTCCGGCCATGCATTAAAATATCCCTGTGGCTTTGTGCCAGGTACATACAAGCGCTTTAGGGTGCGCGCAGCCTCACGAAAACTATCTTCCACCATATCTTCCGTCCATTCTGTGTGTCTATATTTCATGATGTGTCCTCCTTTTTCCGTAAAGCTTTGTTCCTATCTGATTTATGAATTCTTTCTCTGGCCAACCAAGACGGTTGTCGTTTTCATTAACAACTAGTATGCCTTCATCCCGCCAGCCACGGCGCTTTACTTCCTCACTATCAACTTTTGTCGGGATAAGCTTTGCAAGATTGGATGGGTATGGATTACGCGGAATTTTACCTGTCATTTTTATCTCCATTGTTATTATTAAATTGTGCCAGGATACGCAGGACACTTTTTCTCAAACGTTCAGGACAAATCATTGCATGGGAACACACTAATTTTCGTGAAGCTTTCCAGCCGCCAGAATCATCCGTAAGAAAGTGAATTGCCCGTTTTCTATCCTGTGCTTCGGATTTTGATAAACTGGCAGGAATATAAGAAAGCTTGCCACCGCTCGTACTAATTCCTGCATCAAACAACGCGTTCTTAATAACTGCACACCATAATTTTACTTCAGGAACATTGTTTAAATCAGACATGAACTATCTCCTTTGATTGCTTAAGTTAAAATGATTGTTGTGGGGAAGTTATTTTGGCGTGCGGTAGAATTTGGAGGTTCCGGTTTTTTGCACACGTTTCGGATATGGGTATGATTCTGGGAATACATACCCATATATACGTAAGTATATAGGGAAGCGGGAAGCATTGAAAAATAAGGATATTTCCTGGGAAGCAAAAATGGGAAGCGGGAACGCAGCTTTTTTATGGAAGTGCTGTAAAACTGCAGCTTTCCCGCCACTTTATATGCGTTCCCGATTTTTCCGTTCCCGGCGGTAATGCGGGAAGCGGGAAAGCAAACCAATGCTATTATTTTAAATTTATAAGACATCATGGAATACCTCCGCACCATGTTCAAATTCACCGATACCCCGGGCAAACGGCCCCTCTGGAACATCCAGCCATTTATCTTCTTTTGAACCGCTGGCTTTACCTTTAACAATAAGAGGAGGGCGTGCATTCATTAGCTTCATAGCCATAGCTTCAAGTTTGTTCCGTCCTAAATTGTGGAAGCAGGCCGGAAGACGGTTATGTTGTTTGTAAAGGCCGGAGCCACCGGTATGCGTAAATGGATGGCCACTTCTGGCAGAGCGTGCTATTGCCTTGATAAGCAGCTCTTCCATTTCATCTGAAGGCATTTTAAAATCTTTCAGCTTCTGCGTAATATCAACCAGCAGGCCAGTTTTTTTATCGCGTAAATATGTGCGTATGGTTCTGTCTGTTGGAGAATTGGATTTTACCACCGCGCCCTGGTAAACCGAGTTGCGGTCAAATGGCTCTTTAAGTGATTGATAAACTGCATGCTGATGCTCGGAAGAAGCGGGCCATAACGCATAGGCAAGCCTCACCCCATCTACCAGTGCGCTCGTTCCACGTATTGCATCCCGCGCCTGTTCTGCCATCTCTATAGGCTTGCCATTTGCTGGTTTGCGCATGTGGTGCGCTATAAGAACCGCAGCTTTGGTATCGGATGCCAGTGCCGCAAGTTGGGTGGTTACATAGCTTCCCGCAGCGGGAGAGGCATTAATATCCGCCTGCGTAAATGATGCCAGAGGATCAAATACGACAAGTTTTAAATCATGGATTTGTAAGAGCTGGCTGCGTATTTCAGCAAAGTGCTTTGTAAGCTCATGCCCGCTTGGGGTTTCCTGTATGATAGGGAATGCTCCACCAGCGTTTGGCAGAGGTACTATAATAAGTTTATGATTATGCGCCTTGCGGTGCCTTAGTGGATCAAGCTTTTCAAGCCTGCGGTGTATTTCATCCCTGTCATCTTCCGCCGTTAATATAACAGCAGTGCCAAATTCCTTTACCGCATTACCAAATGCGATAGGTTCAGGGCTCATGCTGTTAGTCTGGGGGCTTCCTGTAGCAACATGCAGGGCAAGATTTAATGTTAGCAATCCTTTGCCTGTATCTCCCATGCCAGCCAGGATAGATGTTTTTCCTATGGGAAAAGTATCCGCTACCAGGAACCTTTCTTCTTTAGCATCACCTTCGTAATTTTCTCCGGTCCAGTCGAAGAGGTTAATAGAATATTTTTTGGTTTGAACCTCATCACGATGAGCAGTATCCAGAAAATCGCTGATGGCCATGCCTTCTGCAATTGCATCTGCTGCATCCCATTTTTCTGCTTTTTCCAGTGGCGGATGTAAAATAGCAAGTTTGACAACGCCAATTTCTTGCAATGCCTTGGCAACATTATTAGCGTAATCCCAGCCTGCTTTATCTTTATCCGGCCAGATAAGCACTTCCTTGCCAGCAAGTGGTGACCAATCGGTTTTATCTATCGGGGCTTTTGCGCCATTCATGGCAGTAGTTGCGCATATGCCAATATTAATAAGGCTCTGTGCAGATTTTTCGCCTTCAACAAGTATCACCTGTTTTTCAGCCAGCATTCCAGGCTGGTTATAAAGTGGGCGAGGACTCGGAGCCTGGTACTTGCGGGTTTTAACATCCCATGGGCGGAATTCCTTGCCGCCTTCCGGATCATAGCGGTAAACGCAGGCGATTAAGCTACCATACGCATCCTTATAATCCCATTTACCAGTTACCGGGCCAAGTTCATCTATGGGAGGTAAAGGTTTTTCATTATGTGATGGTTTATGTGTTTCCGCATAACTGCCACCTAGCCATCCTTCTATATCCTCTAGAACCCTTGCAAACTCGCGCTTTACATCCAGGTTATAAATGGAAGCCCATAGATCAAATATATCACCGCCTTCTCCGGTGTTAAAATCATGCCACATGCCAGCCTTATCGCCTGTGATAGTAACCACCAGGCTTTTACCTGCATCACCCTGGGTACTGCCAACAACAAAGCGGTCATGATGAAATCTGCCATTTGGCAAAAGATAGCGTAATATTGCGTGGATATTAGCAAGCGCCCGTGACCTGATATCATCCACCTGTTTCTGGTTAGAATTTTGTACAGCCGCATTATTAAAATCTCCCCACCCTTTGCTCATGCAGGTTCCCTCCAGCATCTTTCAGCCCATGAGCACATCTTGCAAACATGGAACGATGGGGAATGGAATATGCGTGGCAATAGCTCACCTGCATCACAGGCGCGAAGTATATTTACTCCCTTATCACTCATGGTTTGTGCCAGGGCAGAATCAAATGGCATAAGCTCATGATAAAGCTCCTCGGTATCCTTATTAACTGCGGTAAATAAAGCTGGGTTACTGGATATGCCTGGAATCTGCGGCTCCATATAAGCCTGGTATAATGCCACTTGCGCCGCATATACCGGCTTTGCCAGTACCACGCCTTTTTTAACCGTATCTTTCCAGTTCTTATCGTTCATGGATTTGTGTTCCCACAGCATCGGGAACACAAAGCCCAAGGAAGCAGGAGCGCTGTTTATAATACCGTCAACATGGCCTTGGATTCTGCCGCTTGCAGCAGTAAAGCCAAACTGACCACCATCATTTTTCCTGGTGTAAAGCTCAAAGCCGGTAAGCTGAAGCCATCTTATGGATAAATCCTCAAATAAATGTCCGGTATCAAAGATGCGCAAAAGCTGGCCATCAAAATCTTTACCCTCATCTTTAGGAACATTTAAATATTCATATTGGATAGCGCGGCTGCACTCTACACCAAGGCGGGAGGCACCAAGGTAATCGCGCGGCGCCTGTTTCTTACGCTCTGCAAGAAGTGCGTCATCTACCAGTTTGTTCACGCGGTCATGGAATTTGTCGCCGTGGTTAAAATCCATCATAATGGCATACCCACTTCAAAATCATCCGCAACTGCTGTTCGCATATGGTTGTGATAGGCTGTGACTGCCACTTCGACCAGCATGAGGATTTCATCCTTGGTATAATTGGCAAGGCCACGATGCATGCCTATGGATGCCACATATTCACCAAGTGGTTTTAATGCTGCCTGCATTGCTGCTTTTTCATGTATGGTAGGATCAATCATTGCCGCTTCTCCCATTATTTGTTTGATATGCACGTAAATGTCCTGACACAGCTTTGAGCAGAATTTCCTCCATTGCTTTTGCCCTTCTGCGCTGCCAATTTTCAGTGGCGGCGGCACATAGCCAAAACCATGATCCGCCCTGAGGCACACAGCACACCTCATGCTGCCCCCCTTGCACCAAAAACCACGTTATGGATTGACTGTTTGTTGAACCTGAAAGTTAGCAGTGCCGATGCCTGGTAGCGTGTAAGGCTGTGGTCAGTTTTCATATGCTCTGGCAGGAACTTGATTTGTTTGTAAGTGGCAGGCTGGGTAAGCCAGCGTCTGGTTTTATGGGCGCTATCAGAGGATTCATAAGTGTTAAGCCAGTCATCGGCAGCAGCAAGGCATATTGTCCGTTCACCCACAGCAAGTAATGTGGTAGCAAGGTGCTCGCCACCGCCTACTGCATACCATCTGCCCTCAAGGAAAAATATTCCGCCCCATGCATTAAATCCTTGCGCAATAAGCGCCGCATCATCGCTAAACAGGTCACACCACTTAAATGATGAGCGCTTGAGCAGATCAATTTCTGACATGATAAAATCGGATAGTTCTTCACTATCACCGCAGCTTGCACCACCAGCTCTTGGCCATTCAAAGCCACACAGAGGGCATTCCCTTGCATTTGCCGGAACCTTCGCACAACATTCAGGGCATTGTTTCTTAGGGGCATCTTTTGCTGATTTCTGAATCTCTAAGCTGATATCCTGCTCCAGCCTCCCGTGCATAAGCGAGGAAGTGCCAAAATCCAGAACGATACAATCCGTTTTGATAACGCCTGGAAATTCCGTAGGGTCAACAGTACGCAAACCGCGACCCACCATCTGGATCATTGTTGAACGGTAAGAAGAAGGCCGAAGCAACACCACGCAGGATGTAGGTGTATAATCATAGCCTTCCGTAAGTACGGCAACATTTACAACAACCTGTGTGTCGCCATGCTCATATGATGCAAGTGCGCGCTCACGCTCTGCCTTGGCCATTTCTCCATGAACCAGAACCGAATTTACACCTGCGCTATTGAATGCATCGCAGACATTTCGCGCATGATCGACTGTAGAGCAGAAAACTATAGTTTTACGGTTGCCTGCCTGTTCTTTCCAATGCCTAACTACCGCATTGGTAACAGGGCGTTTATTCATAATCTTATCGACTTCGCCCATGTCGAAATCACTGGCTACCGTGCGCAGATGGCGCAGTTCCTCCTGCACACCAACATCCACGACAAAAGTACGTGGCGGCACCAGATGACCGGAGCGGATCATTTCCTCTAAAGTGATCTGGTCTGCGACATTAGAAAATATTGGCCGCAAGCCCTTCTTATCGCCGCGCATTGGAGTGGCGGTAACTCCGTAAATAAAGCATTTTGGATTTACATCTAAAGTACGCCTGATAATCTTTTGGTAACCATCTGCAATAGCATGGTGGGCTTCATCTATTACCAGCAGGGAGAGTTTTGGAATTAGCGGAAGGTTGCTATCGCGGGATAGAGTTTGCACCATTGCAAAAGTTGTATCTCCATCCCATGATTTTTGCGTAGCATCAAAAATAGAGGTGCTGATATCAGGATTAACCCTGCTGAACTTTTTAGAATTCTGCGCCGTAAGTTCATCACGGTGTGCAAGGATACAAGCCTTACCCCCGATATCTTTTAATACCTCACCGGTTACCGCAGACAGCATTACCGTCTTGCCGCTGCCTGTCGGGGCAACGCCAAGCGTATTACCATGCTCGTACAAAGCGGTAACACTGTTTTGGGTAAAAGTTTTCTGGCGGGGGCGCAGCAGCATATCTTTCTCCTATTGCGCCCAAGAAGGCTTGCCAGTGGCATTTGCTTGTGATTGTTGAACGGGAGGACGATATGCTGGCGGGGCCGTGGCTGGCAGCGGGGAAGCTGAAGCCACAGCACCCATAATGGCAGCATACTCTTTGTTATCAGGCGTTATGGCATGCTGGATTTCGTTTTTATCCGCGCCATACTTGTCCTTGCCCATGCTGATTTTGCCGACAAACTCTATGCCATCAAGATCAGCAAAGCCGTTTATACGCCTTGCATTCTGAGCGTTAGGAGATTCATCTTTTGGCATAATGCTACGCGCTGAATTTAATATGCCCCGGATAAAAGACCGCCCCATATTTCCCCAGCGGTTATCATTCTTCGCGCTGTAGAGGCCAATATTGCTCCATACTTTGCGTTTTACATACGGGCCTGCCACTATTACAAATTCCGCATTAAGAAATATTGCACCGGTATCATTGCTGCGTGTGGCATAGCCTCCAACCCAGCCTTGGCTTGGATCATCAAATCCGCCTGGCTTTATGGTCATGCGAACCTTTACCAGTGTATTAGATGGTATAAGGTCAAAGCTCGCCTGGTCTTCAGCACTATTAAAATCACTCCATGTACTCATGGTGGTTCTCCTTAAGTTTGCGGGTTAATGGTTTCTGGAATCACCACATTCTGTGGTTCTATCGGCACTTCCAGTTCTTTTGGCAGGCCATAGACGAGCCGCTCGGCTGCTGGCTTGCCTGGTTTTTTTAGCTTTTCCATCAAGCGGCCAAGATGTGGCTCCTCTATTTCTTCAAGGCGACCACCACGGTCTTTGGCTGGGTAGCCAAAGCGGTTAAACTTGGTGCAAACGAAAGCCCTGTAAGAAGTGCCATCGGTTGACTGGATTTCAGCCATAGTGATGACCTGGTCGATAATACCAGGAAGTTCACGGCCCACTTTGCTGCCCTCGATCTGTGGCACGAAAATCCGGCGCTTGAATTCATCGATGTCCTCATCGAGAATTCCAACGAACCAGATATTCTTTTCGCGGGTATGCTGAAGGTGAGTAAGCCAGCCAATCATTTCCTGACCGTGTATGCCGTAGGCACTACGCAAATCTTCCTTGCCGGTCTTTTCTGAAATTGCCTGCGGCTGGCCTTTACACCACTGGAAACAAAGCCTGCCGGCCACTGTTATCGAATCGATAAAAATGGTTTCGTATTTGTCCAGTGACTTAGGGTCGCCAAGACGTGCGCACACAGCATCGTAATGCGCCTGGCTAAATGGCTGGTTATCACGAAGCGCTGGATTGGGGCCGCCAATGAATACGGCAAAGTCCCTGCATTCCTGCCATGTGCGGGGCCGGAGAGTATCACCCTCCCACCCTTCAATAGCAAGATCGCCGGCCTCCATGTCGAAGAACAATGTGGATTTTGTATCTAGCGTCCATAGCAGCGGAGTTTTACCAATACCGCTACTTCCGAAAATGCAGCCCTTTATGCCGCGCTTTTCCGCCATGCGCATATCTGCGCTGATAATAGGAAGTCCTGACATTATGCGCCCTCCTTATCAAGAGGTGCGAGCGCATAAGTAGGATTGCCGGTTTTGACAGTCCTTGCAGGTTCAAATACCTGGCGGATAGATTCCGGCCATGCGGTATATTTGCGCTCAGGTACTTTGTAAGCGACATCCACATATTCCAATGGGTTATCGCCTTGATTGTGAATAGAGGCGACAATCTTCTCCAGCTTGTCCTGATCCCACTCGGTTTTCTTAGGGGTATCAGTGGTAAGACGGTAGCCATTATCCTCGATATGAATCACTCCTGTGTCTTTCTCGAGACGCTGACGCTTGGCACGGATATGCTCTGCATATTTCATTGCAATAGCAGCTTCCACACGTTGGCGGGTATTTTTAGCATTTGTCAGTGTGTATGTTGCTTCATGCAGAAGCTGGTATAGCTGGTCTGGACCCAGTTTTGCGATATCGCCAATTGGCAGTTTTATTGCCTGTTCCAAAGAGATGTTGCTCATTGCACACCTCCCATGATTTCGGAGGTGCTACTGCGCCTTTGTTCTTGCTCATAAGCCTCAATATCCTCAAGGCGATAAACCACACGACCACCGATTTTTAGATATTTAGGGCCGCGCCCAAGCCAGCGCCAGCGTTCCAGTGTACGCCCGGAAACACACCATCTCGTGGCTAGCTCCGATTGATGTAAATGTTTGATACCCATAAAAGTACTCCTGAAGGTTTCTAAAAAGAACTTCAGGAAGGATTGCAGGAAATAGAACTGCTGTCGTTGGGACTGCTGCGGGAGCGGTGGTGGACGTAAAATATTAGCAGAAATTAAGGGGAGATAGCTTTGGTGTGGGATAGGTGGGACGGGCTATTCTTGTTGCATGATATTCAGGCAGTAAGAACCTTTGCCATCGGATAAAATCAGCTCACGCCAATTATCCTTGCGTTTGAACAGGTCAACCATTCGCATAGTTTCAGCATTGGAGCTACGGAGCGCTTCCTTGCCATATACCCATGGTGTACCGTTAAGATGTGCCTCGTGCAATATTTTTACTACATTGGCCTGCAACGGCCCAAGCTGGAACCTATTGCCGTTTAAAGATACTTCTTTAAAGTTATTATAATATTTAAACCCGGTATTATCATTGGCAAGGCATACGATTTCATCAGGATATATGCCATTTTGCTTTTCAAATTCCAGGCAGGCCTCCGCTGTTATTAATAAATCGCAGGGTTTTATTTTAAGACCTTCATCGTTGATGATTTTACAATACTCATCGGAATTATGACACCGAAGATGATTAAGAACTACTTTGCCTTTGCGGAATAACATACGGCAATCTTCCGGCCATAAAGCATATAGACCGCTGACAGGTTTTACATCATGGGGAACTGGGTAATCTTTGCCATCTGGTGAATTTTCGTAATTGCCTAATTCTACAACGATATTACGCAACCAAACCCTGGCTTCAAGCACACCATTTTCAACATAATATTGGATGTCAAGTAATGAGACCGACCAACGTTTTGCTACTTCTTCAAGATAAAAATATTCTCTATGTGGTAACGCCATGATGACACCTTTCCAGAAGAATAGCAATTTTACTCAAGCGGTTCCTAGCTTATAGAATTTAGTTACATTAATCAAGTATTTTTACAACCGAGGGGTCATATGTATTGAAAACTTATATTTTTTGTATACAACAAACGAACAACTCTTAATATTATACAGGAACTTCTTATGGGCCAGGGTGGCAAACGTGTAGGGGCCGGAAGGCCAAAAGGAAAGGGGCTATATGGCACTACCACTACCACTATGCGTGTCCCGGCAAATATGGTTGATGATGTTAGGAAATATGCCATTAGCAAGGGCAATAAAGTCCAGCTATATACGTGCAAAATAGAGGTAGGAAATCAGGATATTCGTACAGACGATCTCCTCAAAGAAACAATAGATTTGCAAAGCTATTTAATCAAAAACCCGGAAACAACATTTTGTGTAAAAGTCTCCGGCGAATCCATGATAGAAGATGGAATATGCGAAGGCGATATACTCATCGCCGACAGCAGCCTTGAAGTAAAAGAAGGCCAAATGGTAATAGCCGCCATAGATGGAAAGTTAACTGTAAAACGCATGGTGTACCGAAACCAATCATTTTTATTACCGGAAAATTCAATGTTTCAGGCAATCCCAATTAATGAGAACATCGCTGTGCAAGTCTTTGGTGTGATTACTAGTTTGGTGAGGGCGGTGTAGCTACAACAGAAGGCAAAATTTATGAAGATTCCGCTGGTTCAGCAATTTTTTGATTAAATAAATCAGCTATATCATTTAATAAAGAACCCACTTCACTACGGTCTATTTGTCCCATAGCATGTTTAATAGAAGAATGTGAATATTCAAGATTATGCAGTGATGTCACTTGTTCTCTAATGTTACGGGCTATTTTTTCTTTTGTTGATTGGTCTAGGGCATTAGAATTAGAAAGACGTTTTATAACTTTTTGTTTTGCACTCAATGAACATTTATTTTTATTACACAAAGCCAGAGCAGAAATTGCATAAATTGAATGTTCTAAAACTTCCCATCCAGTTTGATATTTCCCTGCCTTAAAGCCCCAATTCAATAATAAGTCTTCTATTTTTTCCAGTAACTCTTGACAATTTCTGTACTTAGCCTCTCTTGCTACTTCAAATAGTTTTTCTGTTATTTGATGCGTTTCAACAAAAGCTATTGCCTCTTTATTGTCGGGAATCCATGATAATACCGATATTAGCCATAAGGCATGTTTACGTAATTTTTCTTGTATAAAGTTGTCACATGATGGAGCAGTAGATAATACAATAAGAAGTCTTGTTACATTAGCAATCCAATGTGTAATATCAAAAGTAAAATGTGATTTTTTGTCTATTGCTTTTAACAGGAGTTCTTTTTCAGTTTGGTATAATCCATCCGCCCATTTTGCAATATTATCAATCAGTCCTTTGGCGTTCTCATCATTTTCTTCCGCTCGTAACACGGAATTTACTAAGTTCGTTAGCCACACAATAAAAGCTTCTGCTTGTGTTACTGAATAATAAGGAGCTAGGTAAGTACTATGAAGATTTAATAGGGGCGCATCCGGCACTTCTAAAAAAAATGTCACTATCATGTTTATATTTTCTCTGATCTTCTTAAGGGGATAACCTATATCCTGTTTCCTTGTTTGAAGAAGATAAAACGTAAGTTTTGCAAGTTGCTCTATCGCCGCAAGTGTAACAGGGCGATATTTCTCATGAGCAGCACCTGTGCACGCAATAAGGGCTATTTTATCTACCATAGTGACGGTATCATTTGGCTTAATTTTTATAAGGAAAAAATTGGCAGACTGCCCCATTAAGCGTATGCCTTCTATCAAAACATCTGGCATATTATGTGGCACAACACTATGAACCGCCTCCGATAAATACCCGGCGGCGAGATGAGCATGTTTCTTAGTTGCATATGGGCTAGAGTAATCAATATTAATATAAACTGCAACTAACTGAGCCAAGGCATTAAAATTTTGTTCAATTTGTTGCTCGTCTCCACGACTAATAGCAATCTTAACATTTTGACGCAAATGCTCTAAAGTATCATTTATAAATTGATCCACAGAAAGTGGATTAGCGAATAAAAGAGTATCTGCAAAAAATGTTTTTCCTTTTGCTTCAACATAATACATATTAATTCCAGCTAGGGCGCTTAAGGCCGCGCGTGAAACTTCATGATCTCCTTGCTCTGCATACCTTCTGGAAAAATAAACTGTATGTAAAACAGCCTGCTTAGCACCACTTGTCCAATGTTTATTAATTTCAAAATATTCTAAACGGGACATGTCGTGGGTTGAAGTATTCACTTCCGCACCTGGAGGATTATTTTTTTGTAATAAAGGTGCTGCACGCTTAGCGCGTTTAGTCCACATTTGCATTTCATCTTTGGCACTTACAACAACAATTTTTAATTGCTCTAAAGGATTGATTAGCAAAAGAGCGCGCTGGTATGCATAAATAATAAGCCCAAGAATTAGGATTGTTGCCCAAGCAGATATAAGTAATGCACCTACTGCAAGAGATTTATCTAAAACAATGGAACTAGTGGCAATAAGAATGGCAAGAAGAAATGCACACCCGAATGCGCCCATAAGCTTTTTATCTTCACTAAATTTACGAAATAACCCATGTGGCATTCTTTCTACGTTTACCTGCATGGCAAACATTATAAATGACGAGGCAATTGCAGTAGCGCCTATTAAAGAGCCGCCAAGAGTAACTAATATGGTGCTTAAGGCGTTAATTCTATTTTGATCAAGGTAAGGTAATAATATTTTGTCTAAAATTGGGTATAACAATGTAGCTGAGTATATAAATAGGCTTACTGCTGTTATAGCTAAAGTGCGAGGATGCTTATTTTTCCATACAAAAAAACTATATTTAAGTAAATATAATTGGTGCCAGAGTCTGGCATAGTTAACTCTGATGGTATTAATAGTTTTTTCCTTGGCTAATAGTGATAATGTTTTTACCTTGGTATGATATAATCTAATTTTATTTATTATATTTCCGCTAAATATACCTGTGCAATATTTTACCATCTCGTAGAATACTACGATATTTCTTTTCATATATTTCATTAAACCTACTAATCTAACTCTTTAAATGGTTTAACACACAGAACTTGAACTTGGTATAATTCATACCTACTCATTCACCGCAACTGGTTCTGGAACAGATTCAGGTAGTGTTTCTACTGCTACATTTTCTTGTTCATTAGCGGCTGTATATTGCTGCTCTGATGTGCCATCTAAAACTTGCGTAGGGTTAGATATAGAAACTTTCGGTGGGGCTGGAACCCATTCACGTAAGTGCTGGCCTGTTTTTTCATAAAATTCCAGGAGCGCACTTTGCGCATCTTGTACAAATGTTTGCGCACCTTTGAAACGTGCGGCAAGATCGCGTGTAAAAATTAATTCAAATGCTACTGGTGGGAAATCTGTTTTATCGCTTAAAACTACATCCGCATTTGCTTTTAGCGCGCCTAGAGTAGCTGATGTATCAGGCGTACGTGATGGCCAAATAACTTTAACCAGCAGGTTATCATCTGCATTATTTTTAATTTGGCTAAATAACCAGTTTATACGGGCTTTTGCACGCACCTTATCTTCAGGAGCTTTAAGGCGCATCGATGTGCTTATAGTACGGCGCATAAAGTCGGCAGAGAATTTTATCCGCGATGCTGCATTAGGTACATCCAGTTCTGCTTCAAGTTTTCCTGCAGTCAGGGAAGCGCAATCTTCCATAATACGTTTTTGCGGGTCATTTTGGTATTCCCGGCGGAGAGCAACCGTAACTGTACGGCCAACTGCAACGCTCATTTCCAATGATAGGCTCCTGACAAATTGGTGCCAATTGTTAACGCTTTCCAGGACATCCGGTGAGGTTTTGTTAACAGTTAAGCCATTTTGAATTGTGGTTGCAACATTCTTCCATTCTGTGCTCATGCGGTCAAAAGAAAGTATACCAGAGCTTGGGTGCTGTAAATAACGCACAAATTCAGTAAGGATATAACCCTGGTCTGAATCAGCTACTCCATAATGATTTGTCCACATTATGGCTTCTGTAACAAGGTACATCCATGACCAGTGGCATAATTCTACGTTCCTGGTTTTTAACTTATTAAATTGCAGAGGATGGTGTTTAGCATCAGTTACAAAATGGTTTGAGATAGTAACAATGGCATCAATATTAAATTGTTTGCATAAATCCAGGTAAGCCTCAACTTGAGCTTTATCTAATTCATTTTTACCGATTTTGCTTTCAACAATTGCACGCCATTCTTTGCCACCAGTTTTTACAATTATTAATCCATCAGGACGGATTTTATTTTGTGCATCACCTTTGAAAACAACTTCAGTGAAACACTGAATTTTTGATGTTTTACCTACACGCACACCTAAAGAACCCAACATACTTTTACCAAACTCTTCAACTGACATAAGCGTTGCTAAAAGTATGGAGGTAATACGGCACTCGCGGCTGGTATCCGCTACCGAAGGAATAAGACGTGCTTTTTCACCAGAAACAAGGAAGTCCGGCCTTGGTAAATCGAATAGAGCCAT